CAATTTATAACTATTAATATTGCTAGCGGAGATCAGAGTAACTTTATTACTACTAGAACAAAAAATATAGTTTATGCCTTAGAAACAGGTACACTTTTGAGTGCAGGACAGCAGGACTTTACCTTCTCTCCACTAGTAGTGCAGTACACATGGTAAATATAATGGGAAAATATAATTCTAAAGCTTGGAACAATAATGATCCTACAACATGGGTTTGGAATATAGATCATATTGTGCCGCATTCTATTTTTAAGTATATATCTATGGATTCTATTGAGTTTCAGAAATGTTGGGCATTAAGTAATTTAAGGCCTTATTCTGCTAAACAGAATATTTTGGATGGTAATCGCAGATGACAGGCGGGTCAAATAATTTTTTCAAGAGCGACCTAAATGGTATCTACAATATCGTTCAAGCTTCGATGATTGTCTATCCTAAAGAAGTTATTATAGCTACCTTAAGAGATTATTTTTCCAAAGATAGCTATTATCATTTCTCTAAAGATCAATTTGGTTTTCCTAATACTACTGATCATACTGACCTACCTCCAGGAGCTGACCTTCCTTATGGCCCGGGCTCTCAACCCATTTTGAATCCACATCCTGTCTTACCGACTCGTCTCTTCATTGGGGAAAATTATAGATATGATAGCATTTTCTATCCTGCCATCCTGGTAAAGAGTGGAGGATCAAAATATGTTCCCATTGCTATTAATAGAAATGAGGGAACTATTAAATATGAAAGAACCCTTCTCGTTGATGGGTATGGAAATCAAACTATTGTCTCTCGACCTATCTCTTTTGTTACGGCTGGAGCCTGGCAAGGAACCATCATTATTGACGTTATGTCGAGAAGTTTAAGGGCTAGGGACGATTTGATAGAGCAAATTGCTATGTGTTTTACTGAGGTCAATTTTGAATCATTACATCAGATAGGAGTTGTCGTTAAACCACCTACAATAGGAGCCCCTTCAGAGACAGATGATCGAAATGATAAATTATTTAGGCAAAATATCACATTAGAAATAAGAACCGAGTGGCGTAGAGAGATCCCTATAGTAAATACTATTGATGCAATCATGTTTACGGCCAGTTTTTCAGATTTGACTCAACCAAATAGCCCGGTAGCCGCTAATCTGACTATCAAGACGGGGCTTAACGTAGCAGATATGCTAGCAAAAATGTAAAATGGCTTATAGCTTGGGCATAAAAAAAGAGACTTTATGCGAATAATAACATATAACAATAGACTTAACATTAAAAGGATAATCTGATGCCAAATATCCCCGGCGCAACAAATATCAATCCAGGAGTTGCCGTAGACGTAGTTACACAGTCTAGCGGTACAGCTATTCCCGGAGGCTCTAGAGTCGTAGCAATGATTGGTCAGGGTACGACTGGCGAAACTATCATTTCCCAAGCTATTGGCGGCGGTGCAGATGGACTTAATCCCACCTATACAACTAATGTTGGCTCTGACGGCAGACACTTTGCCCTCGCTAACTTCCCACTAATTCAAAATAGAACCACTATTTTTAGAAATGGTGTTCCGCTAAATCTCTTAGAACTTGGACCAATTGTTCCTTCAACTATTATTCCGCCAGCTTATGACGCTCAATTAGACATTGTTACAGGTCATCTTCTTACACAATCAGCAAACCTTGTCGATCAAGGTGGAACCTTTTTCACACCTTTAACTACTAACGTTGGTATAGGTTATCTTCTTAACTTGGCTTTGGTAGATCAAACTGCTCCACCTGAAGTTTGGACTATTCGTTGCGTTTCCGTACAAAGAAGCTCAATGAACCAACCAATTTTAGGCACGGCAAAGTTTGAAGCTTTTGGTACCGTTTCTGGTTCTCCATTAGATGCTAACGGCAACCCAATCATTTGGGTAGCTAACGGTGCAACTGTCTCTAATAAGATTCTTAGCTTCTCTATCGTAGAAACTTCTGCCTTTGTTCCTGGCGATGCCTTCACGATTATCGTAGCCAGTGGAGTTCTTGTTCGTGGAGACTCTTTAACTTCCGTTGAAATCCCAACTAATAACATTAACGTACCAACCCAAACTCAAGGTATGAGCGATGTTGTTAATTTGTGTGGTATTCCAAGCACTACAAACAATTTAAGCTTAGGCGCTCAACTTTGCTATGCCAACGGCGCATCTTCCATGATTGCAGTTCAAGCTGCACCTCCATTGCCAAGAAGATCATCTTACATTATGGCTCCAAGTGTCAATGCCCTCTCTACTAACATAGATGATTTCATTTTCCCGTTCCCTCTTGGTGTCGTTCCAGACTTTAACTCTGACATCCACTTCTTCGTTACTAACCCAGTAACCCTAGTAGAAACTCAGGTTCTTCCTAACCAGTTGCTAACTCCAGAAGGAACTAACGCATATTATACTCTTGGTGGCTCTGTTGATGAAGAGACAGATGAGACTATTAGTGGGTCCCCTACTGAAGAAGAGTTTATTTTCAGCAATATTAACTTCCCTGCCGGGTATTCTTATGGGTACACCGTCATTGCTAGCTGGGATGATTTGATTACTGGATTCGATGGTGAAATAGTTACATTGTCAGGTAACGCTAACGTCGGTCCAACCATTATCAACAATGCTGTATTTTCATCTGAGTCGGTTACTTTTACCAGCCAATATGCTGGCAAGTTACTAAAGGTCATTGATGCAAATAACACCTCCAACGTTGGTATTTACAACATTACTGGCGTCTCCAGCGGGCAACTTTCCATTTCAACAATTATCAAGGGTGCAGCTCCAGTAGAACCAGTCCCACAAAACTATGTCAATGGTTTTGCTGACTTCTCTGGACCAGTAGCAACTCCTGGCCCCAATGGTACTACTGTTCCAGCCGATCCTAACTACGGTGCAAGCGCTTTCCAAATCATTAATTTGGTAACTGGATTGCCAGTCGTTGGATTCGAGGGAACTGATGGAACTTTGACTCCACTTGCTCCATTTAGCGTTGGTGATGGTTATGCGGTTGACGGATATAATCCAGGTACAGCTTTGTTTGTCAGTGCTTCCCAAGTTGACTTCGGAGACCTTGACGCCAACATCGGAACTGATGGATACTATGCTTTGCAAGTCAATAACGTTTCTGGAACCGAGATTTTGCCAAATAACGGTCGCTTCGGAATTATCGGATACAATGCAATTACAAATACTCTAACGATTGCTAGAGAATTCATTACTGAAGCTAACTTAAGATATGAAATCTTAGACCCAACTCAATTGAGTGTTTATTTGGTTGCTAACCATAACATCGTTCCTAATGGTAATCAATTAAGAGTCACCATCGTTGATTCCAGAGATGCAGCTTTCTATGATGCTGGCTGGATTAACGCTCTTGCTTCTCTTGAAACAGTAGAGTGTGACATTGTTGTTCCACTACCAAATCAAACTATTTCGGTTATTTTCCAGAATTCTTTGACTCACTGTATCACGATGAGCAACATTGTCAATATGAAGGAAAGAGTACTCTTCATCGGAGCTATCAATGGATTAACTCCTGCCAACTTGACTGGCGCTAAGTTAGCTGCAGTGGAAGACCTTGGCATCTTTGAAGGTATTCCAAATAACGATATCACTAGCACACTTGCTGGAAACATCCAGGACATTGCAAACTATTCCGTATCGGCCGCTTATGGCTTTACTTACAGATGTGTTTACTTCTATCCTGATCAGATCGTTGTTCAAGCCGGATCTAGCAATGTTCTAATCGATGGTTTCTATATCGCAGCTGCTGCCGCCGGTTATGCTAACGCAGACATAGCCTTGCAAAATCCATTTACCAACAAGGTATTTAGCGGATTCACCATCTTGTCTAATAGAACTTTCTCAAGCTTGGTTCTACAACAGCTATCAGCAGCCGGCGTGACTACTCTAAATCCAGTCTCTGGAGGTGGTAGAGTTGTATGGGGTATTACTACAAGCCAGAGTGGTTTCCCAGAGGAACAAGAAATTTCTATCGTCTTCATCAGAGATAGAGTGGCTAAGGTATTGCGTTCTGGATTCAGCGGCTTCATTGGAACACCAATGTCAGCTACTACGGCCACGACCTTAAGTACAGAAGCTACTATCATTTTGAACTCATTAATTGCTCAAGGATTAATTACTGCCTTCACAGGACTATCAGTAGCACAAGATCAAGTAGATCCTCGTCAATGGGATATTGAAGTTAAGATATCACCTACTTATCCAATCAATTGGATTTATATTACGGTTACTGTAGGTAATTTGACGACTTGATATATATAATAAGGGAGTAATTAAAAATGCCGGGAAATCCAACAACACCATCAGGGTCAACAATACAATTAGCAAGTGGACAGAACTTAACTAGCACCGCAATTGCTACTAACATATTAATTGCTGTTAGAACTCCTACTGGCTATAATCCAGTAGGTGCTGTTCAAACTATGCAAGTAAAAGAAGATAGAACCATTAAAATGGTAAATGAAGTTGGAACTGATGGTCATATTGACTCTGTTCCTACTGCATCAACCAATATTACTGGAAGCTGTAAGAGAGTTAGATTTGATAAACTAAGAATTGCTGAAGCTTTTGATAGAAGTTTTATGCACGTAGCTGCTCAAGTTTATCCCTTTGATATTATCATTATCGATAGACAGAAATACGCTTTAAATAGCCAAGTATCCACAGTTATTAAGAACGTATGGATCAAGAGCATTGATTATACCTACGATGCTGAAAACTGGATTATCAGTGATATGATGTCTTGGGAAGCTGAGACTATTTACTCTCTTGTTAATGGAGGTCCAGCAGCAGTTGGTGGACAGCTTAATCTACAACCATTCGGTCTCAACAATCCAAACTGGATTGAGCGTCAGACTGATAGCGGTGCCAATGAAAGTAGAGGTTCTTTGGATGCGGCCGGACTTATTGATATTGGAACTAGTGCTTATGGAGCAGCAGCTACACTAAACATCTTCTAATATAAACTTCTAAATAATTCAAATGCCCTGTTTTCTTGAGATATATATACTCATAGATGACGGGGCATTTAAGTTTTAGGAGTATAATATGGCAAGTTTTGATTCACCAATAGGTAAGAGAAAAATTCAAAGTGGCGGTATGAGAGAGCTAACTGTTCCTGATGAGACCGCTCCACCTCCCCAGCAAAGGCAACGCACTTTTGAGTCAAGCGGCCCTCTTTTTGATGAAGCTGAATTGAGAGATTTTCAAGCTCGTATGCAGCCAGCTCCTCAGCAGATTCCTGTTAGAGAAATTAGTGAAGTAGAAAAACAAATCTTAGATGGTAAGCGTCTCAAGCGAGAGGGCAGAGAAAGGCTTTCAGAAGGCGCGAGACGTCGGGTAGAAATGCTTATTGATATGAGCAAAATGACAAGAGATGTAAGCCTTAGTGGACAACTTTATAGATTGCAGTCCTTGACATCCAAAGAGTTACGAGAAGTTATGGTTGCTACTGCAGAATTTGATGGTTCCGTTCAAATGGTTTTTGAGAATAGAAAACAAATCTTAGCTCGTTCTTTAGTGATCATACATGGTACAGATTTTGGTCAATTTTTAAACTCAACAGATTTGCGAGATAGAATAGATATCATAGAAGAATTAGACCACGCCTTACTTGTTAGACTATTTAATGAATATGTTATTTTGGCCAAAGAAGTGCAAGATAAATATACCTTAAAGACCGAACAAGAAGTGGTGGAGGTACTGGAAGATCTAAAAAAATAATAAATGAACCGGAACATCGTTTCGTTTGGTATTTATGTAAGCTATATCAAAAGTTACCTTCTGACCCATTTATTGCTGAAATGGACCCGGTTCTGAAAATGTGGCTATACCATCAATGGTTAGGCGATCATAGAGATGATGCAGAACTTGCTAAAAATCACGCATATCTATTAGGGTCTTTCTCTAATCCAGAAGCTGTTAAACAAATGATGGATGGAAACGACCACGAATCTTCGGATGAAGAGTTTGAAGAATCATCTAGGATAGTTCGAGAGTTTAGTCAAATAGCAGAAACACTCAAGACAGAACCTACCAAGAGAAAACGTCGAAAAGTAGTCAAAGGATAATAAATGGCCGAAAATGATCTAACAAACTCAACAACTCCTGCTGCACACCAGCCAACTGCCCTTGAGGGATATTCTCAAGAAGACTATAGCGGCAGTGCTGCTGGTGCTAAAAGCGTTGCTGATGCTCATCAAACCCTCATAAACAAAATGGCCAATTCGTATGTATTTCTAGAGAGCATGACAGAAAAAATGAATACTAATACTGCTTCAATGGCGGCAGGCTCGGCTGTCCTTTTAGGGGCTTCTGAGGCATTTAGAAATTTTGGTGGAAGTATAGACGATAAGCGTATAAATGGATTCACAGATCAATTTAATAAATTACTTGAGGTAGTAAAGACATCACCAGTAGGGAGTGCAGCTGCTTCTACAGCTATGAAGGGTTTG